GCCTTCTTGTACTTGTCATCAAACAGGAAGTGCGGCGGGAACATCCGGTGCTGCGCGACATCAATCTGAAGCTCGCGAATATGGAAGTAGAGAACCTTCTTCTTCTCGATGACGCTCCGCAGAACCGTCTCCACATACTGCGAAGGCTTCGAGTTCGTGACAATGACAATCTTCGTCTTCTGCTGAGACTCCTCTGCAAATCGCATCCAGGTCGTCAGATCCTTCTCGGCAATCTTGGGCTTCTCGCCGAAGAATACGAGGTAGTCTCCCATATTGAACAGCCGAACCTTCTCGAGTGAGCCCTGGTCAGGAACTGGCTCAACCGTGTCAATGTTCGCACCCTGGCGCTCGAGAATAACACGCAGCTGCTGAATTGCCTTATCCTCCATCTTGTTGCTTCTTTAGGCAAGAATGTAAGTCGTTCGTTTTTTCGTGCGGTTCAACAATGAGTGTCTACATCTGGTTTGCGCTCGCTATCCTTGTGATATTCCTGGCGACGCGTGTCTCGTTCCAGGAAAAGTTCCAGCCCGAGTTCCTGGACAAGACTCAGGTTCGAAAGACTGTGTCCGCTGAGGATTCGTCCTACGCACAGCGGACGAATCATATGGATCCCGCGCCGTTCTCGATGGGTCCAATCTCGGGAATGGAGACGCCGTTCCAGGTAAACCAGTATAGAGCGTACATCGCGTAATCAAGAAAATGGATGAGGTCTACAAGAAGTCAAAGATTCCCAAAGCCCTTCGAGAGCAAGTCTGGCTGACTCGAATGGGGCATCGCTTCAGTGGAAAATGTACTATTCGCTGGTGCAAGAACCGTATCACTGTATTCGATTACGAATGCGGTCATAATGTTCCGGAGAGCAAGGGAGGGAAGACGACTCTCGACAATCTTGTTCCCATTTGTGCTCGCTGCAACCGCAGCATGTCCGACAAGTATACCATTGATGAATGGACGAAGAACTTCGCGCCTCCCGAGAAGAAGTGGTTCAGCTGTCTACAAATCAAGTGATGCACCCTTCTTCGTTTCTTCAGGACGAGTTCCGTTGGCTCGGTGAGCCAGTACATCATTCCAGAAGGACTTGAGTCCATCAAAGTGAGATGGGAGCCAATTGGGATCGCGACGCACAAAGTCTCGCTTGATGGAAGTCAGTAGCCAGTAGATAACCTGCGCATCATCCACATGGTCTGCGACGTCATAGGCGACTTTTCCCGACTCGTAGACCGTGAAGTGACCCTTGGTGTCCGTACTCTTGTTCCACTCCGAAAAGTTGACCTGCTTGAAGCGGAACTCGACATATTCGCACTCGTCAATGCCCGTGCACTCCATTTGCATCTGCATCTGGTGCACGTAGCCGGGCGGAATCTCATCCTTCATCGCGCGGCTCATCGGGCACTTGAACTCCACCAGACGGCCGTACCGCCGAACGTCGTTCTCATCGTGGGGTACGATGAGCCCGTCGGGAGACGCGCCTAGAAAGGAATGAACAGGATGCTGCACGCAGGAGACGTCGTAGATTCTGCAAGCAGTCTGCTCTTCGTAAATCTTCTTAGCCACGGGTTCAAACCGAGTTCCCCAGAGGAGAGGAGCAATCGGCGGTCCCTCTCCCGGAGCACGCGGCTCCAGCTTGCGCATCATAACCTCGCGCCGTGCAGAATCTGAGCCAAAGATTTGGTAGACCTCCGAAGCCGTAATCATCTCCGATCGCTTGGCATGCCAGGCATCGGTGCGCTGGTCATTCTCGCCGTAGAGACGCAGGACTCGTTCAAAACAGCGGTCGCGCTGCCAGAGCCGCCCAACATCACTCATCATGAGCCGCTGCGCCATCGGGTAGAGAACCTTCTTCAGAGTGCCAAACCGAAGCTCGGGCTGCAGAGTGCAACAGTACAGCGCGAACTGCCGAATGCGGCGGTTCAGCGAGGTATACGGACGATTGTCCAGTAGCCACTGAGTGAGTCGCTCTTCGAGAATCGCAAGAGACTCTCGGGACATATACGGACGCTTCTCGTCGAGGGCAGCTCGAAAGTCGTCATACGTCGGAACTGCGGTACCCTCTAGAATGCGCGTTTCCGTCAGAAGAGCTTCTTTCATTGTATCCACGGTGCTATGAAGTTCTTGCGTGAAGGGTTCAATATCTTCAAGAGGTGTGCCGATATTGGGGTACAATGCTGCCATTGCTTTCTCTCGTCTACATAAGCGAAAATCCATTTTCAATGAACGGTTCTGTTTCCAATATGGAGACGATTCAAAGCAAGGAGCAGTGGGTTCTGCATCATCTCGAGAAGACATACTCTGCTCCCAATGTCCTCGAGCGCGTTCAGAAGATCCTCTCGGGGGAGTCGCGCATCAGCCTGCGCCTCATCGACTGGCTGGTCACCAACTATGCCAAAAAGAACAACGTCTCATACCTGACGAAGAAAACCAACAAACACATCATCGTCTACCTGAGCTACAAGGCTCACCTCAAGGCGTACAGCAAGAAGATGTTTGACCCCTTCTGCCGTTCCAAGCACGTTCAGTTCATGGGACTGGATACCACCGTCGGTCAGCTAAAATTCTTCGCGTGGGTCATCGAGGACGAGGTTCTGGACTACCTGGAGGAGAACTTCGACGCGGTTCATGCAGACATGGAGGAGTGCTCTACGGTTGTACGTCCGAAGGAAGGTCGCAAGCGCCAGGAACTGTCGCGCAGTGCCACTAAGTCGGTGTGCCTTCATGCGGTTACGGTAAAGGTGTCCTTCGAGTAATCTCATACAGAAACAACATGTTCTCCATTCTGAATCCCAACGTCGTCTATCGAGATATTTCTACCGACATTTCTGAACACGACATCGATGTTGTGTCGGATCTGTGGGATATGGACGGTCGAGAGGTCTATCGCGGCTCTCGAGACCCTCGATTTACGCATGCAACCGTGTACTGGCTCTACGACGATGACCTTCAGCGTGTAGGTCTCGTCGAGCACAGCGTCGAAGACCACGCGCTGTTTCATATTCTGTGGTTTCGCGACAATGACTACGCAACTCTCTTCCAAGAGGACGGCTGGGATTCCCCAGGCGACATCTGGTCAAAGCTTCCATCTCACGTGTTTGAAAAGTTCCTGGCCGAAGGCTGGACTCAGCCGCTGAGTTTTCTGGAGCACTGCCTGAAGAGTGATTTTCGGATCGTGACTCCGGACATGATTACAGAGCGCATACCGAGTGTTCATGAATGCAAAAAATGTGGTATTTTGTCTTTGAAGTCCACCTCGTGTACGACGCCGCGTGTTTTAGATTTCCCGAATCGTCAGACTACCTATTTTGTAGATGAGGACATGATTCTATACATTCCGCCACCCGATTCCCGTATCTGGGAGTTCATCAATGTGCCGCCTGGCGACGCCGGTTCTTCGAAGCCGGTGGGGGAGCCGGAGCCGCAGACGGAGCCACCGAGTCCTCCTCAAGCTCATCCGCAGTAGGAACCTGGACGTTCAGTGCGGGAGGCGCATCGCCAGCAGATGCGAACGGAGACGGAGCAGGCGCAGGAGCCTCGGCAACACCATCGTCCTCATCGAGCTCATCTGCGAACACCTGCGCAGCCGTCAGACGCTGCGGCGGAGAGACCCGAGCGTGAGAGACGCGCCAGGTGATGCCGAAGCCCTGACCGGAGACGTACACCGACGGAGTGACCGTGACTGAGGCGTCGACGCGCTTCGGGAAGACATCCTGAATGTTCTCGACCGTGATGTCGACCGCCTTGCCGGCAGCGTTCACAACATCCATCGCGACCCGACCGTCGTACACCGGAACCTTCATCCGGAGAGACGGCGGATACTTTCCAGACGGAACCCACTGACCGTCGACCTTCTCCACGCTCGGGCTGATTGACTGCTTCATGACATCCTGGAGGACATCCCGAGAGCGAGTCTTGCCGAACCACTTGGCGCTGTTCGTCGTGGCCGTCTCGAGCAGCCGAGACGTGATGTCGAGCAGGAAGTTGTACAGAGCACCGAGCTCACCTGCCTCGACACCAGCACGCTCCTTGACGAACGGGTCGCAACCCTTGAGCGTAGCCATCAGAGTGTAGTTGGTACCGTTCTCGGACTCGCGTACAGCGACGCCCATCGGGTAGGCAATCTTCGGGAGGCGAATCATGAAGCTCTGACCGTTGTACTTGATAGGAACAGTCTTGCCGCCCGCCTTGTTCTGACGGATCTCGCCGAAGGTGACCTTGGAGATGTCGAGGTTGGAGACAGAGACAATCGCGTTGGTAGACATGTTAGCTGGTGGTATACTGTCTATGCTCAGCCAGTCTGTAGATTCGTTTTGCGTGAACGTTTTCACTTTCAAGAAAGAATGTAGGTCAGAACAAAGGGCATGTTGTGTGCCTCGGTTCGAAAGAAGGGGTCTGTCGAACAGTGCAAAGCCGCAGCCCTTAAGGGACACACTCTCTGTGGAAGACATGCGCGGTGTAAGGTTCCGACTCTCTGGGCAGACGCAAATGCCCCAAAGGAGAAGAATGTACAGAAAATCCAGGCCGCGGTTCGAGGGTGGCTCGTCCGAAATCGGTTATCTATGGGTGGACCCGGTGTTCTCTGCAGAAAGAACCTTGCAAACGGAGAGGAACTTATGACTGGAGACGAGAATATCTACCCCTTTGACTATTTCGCGTTTGAAGAAAACGGACATATCTGGTGGTTCTCATTTGATACCATCTGGAGGTGGTGTTCGCAGAAGGAATCCCCCGACAATCCGTACACTCGGTGTCGGATTTCCATCGACGTTCGCAAGAGACTTCACGCAATGTGGTCGTACCGGCAGCGGCACCGGCTTTCTCTTCCCAGCGAATCGACAATTTTCAATGAGAGACTGCGATCGCGATGGACAGTCATCTCACACATCTTCGAGAATTATGGGTATGGGGACATTCCGGTCACTATGTTTATGCGCCTGACGACTGCGGAATATGCCTATATGTTCTCGTTACTCGCAGACGATATTCGTGCCGTTGTTCCGAATTCGAATCCATGGAAGCAAAGTGCCATGCGGTTTTGCAACCGAGCCATCATGACGACTCGGTCTCTTTCGACACCCCATTACATCATGCAGTCAGTCTACACGCTTATGCTCATCTTGATGAAACCAAAAGACCCGCATTCGGTAGCCTTTATGGTGTTGTCCGCAATCCATCGATGTTAAAACGAATGTGATTCGTGTAAGTCCTTTCAAACATCGTACCATGAACATCTTCTACCTTCACGCAATCGCCAGCAAGGCCGCGGAGTATCATTGCGACAAGCATGTCGTCAAGATGATACTCGAAACTGCGCAACTGCTGTACTCTGCACACTGGGTACTGAATCCTGCGGGTCTTCCCGAGGATGCATACCGCAAGACACACGTCAATCACCCATGTGCCATCTGGGTTCGCGAGAGTCTGTCGAACTATCGATGGCTCGCGGATCTCGGTCACTGGCTCTGCCGTGAGTACCGATTCCGGTATGGCGACAAGACTCACAAGACTGAGGCACGTCTGCAGTGGCTGCGCGAGAACCCACCTGCGGGTCTCGTTGATATTGGCGCAACACCACCGCGCCAGGCAATGCCCGACATCTACAAACACCCCGATGCAGTCACTGCCTATCGGACTTACTATGTCGAGAACAAACTGCGTCTTCGCGGAATCGTCAAGTACACACGGCGAAAGTATCCTGGCTTCCTAACAAATGGCGGCAGCTGCGGGTGCCACGCGATACCTTACTCGAGAACAGTTTGAACCCGGAAAGTATTACAAGATAGAAATGCCAATTACGATTCGTCACGAAGACGATTATGGCAACCAACTTGCTCCTCCAAATCGATACATTCAAGTACGGTATGGCAAATTCGTAGAAAACCGGCTAGGTGCTCCTGTTTTTGCATTGAATCCTCCTCATGGCTACCCGATGTCAATTGGGCTTCCCTTTTCTACAGAACCCATTACCGACAATCTCGACGATACGGCAGTTCGGGTTTCGTTGAGTGGAAAAGAGATGGTTATGCAGAAAGCTCTATCCGGACTTCCAGAAGAACCCGCGGCCAAGGTTCGAGGGTTTCTGGGTGGAAAGAAGAAGTCGAGGAAGACTCGGCGCAAAGGCAAGAAAACACTGCGTAGAAAGTAAATGGCTCTTGTAGCGGATGAACCTCCGCCCGAGTTGGAGAAGACACTGAACGTAGGAGGTCTCGGATTCCAACTCACCAACAATGAAAAGAGACAGTTCAAGATTTCTCCCGCGTCTGCAGACCGTATCGTCCAAACCATGAAGATGCGTGGATATATCACCGGGGACTGGGATATCGCCAAAGTCACGCCCGCTTCGTCGGCGACCGAGTATATCTTTACCTTTGACCCTGCAGGTGTGAAGAATAAACCTCACATATTCAGACTCCAGTACAAGTACAACGAACTTCATGCCGTTATCGAACTTGCAGACCTTGAGGCGAGTAGACTTCCCGATGAAGCGGGTATGTCTGTTTACGATCTTGCGAACAAGCGGATGCGAAAATTCGTCCTCGCAGTCGAGAATTCTCGGGGCGGATATGGCATGAGGGCGCCAGCCGCGCCACCCGCGCCTGGTGCGGCTCCTGCGGCGGCGGGTGCTCCTCCTGCAGCGGCAGGTGCTCCGGAGGATAGTGTTCTCGCAAACCTGATGGGCAAAATGGGTGTACGCGAAGGAGGCCGGCGTCGTCGGACAAAGAAGCAAAAGAGGATGCGTCGCAGGGCAACGAAAAAGAAGCTATTTACATGACCGCGGTAGGTAATAATCATATCAACGCGTTAGAAATGTCCGCCTCCGTCTCTGCTGCTAAGACAAACACGAAGATGGCGAAGACCACGAAGAAGGATGCTCCTGCTGCCCCCGTCGCCGCTGCTGCCCCTGCCCCCGCCCCGGCGCCCGCGAAGGCGTCCAAGCCGAAGGCCGTCAAGGTCGCCAAGGCTGAGGTTGTTGTCCCGACCACCGCGACGCCGTCCGTTGTCCCGGCCGCGTCTGCCCCGGCGCAGTCCTCTGAGGCGCTCCTCGCGGCGCTCACGGAGCAGCTGAAGTCGCTGTCCGTCGAGTTCACGGCGAAGGTGCGTGAGGCGGTTCGCCAGACCCAGGAGGCGGCGAAGGCGGCCAAGAAGGAGCAGCGTGACTCCAAGAAGAAGAAGCGCAAGTCCCCGGAGGAGATGACCCCGGAGGAGCGCAAGGCGTGGGAGGCTCGCCGGGCGAACAATGCTTTTCTCGTCCAGAAGCCCCTCTCCGACGAGCTCTGCGCGTTCATGGGACTCAAGCACGGAGAGAAGCGCTCCCAGACTGAGGTCACGAAGTACGTCTCCGACTACGTCAAGACGCACAACTGCTTCGACCCCAACTTCAAGCGCCGGATCATCCCCAACGCTGCGCTCGCGAAGCTGCTGCGCGTGGATGACAAGACTGAGGTTACTTATCTGAACCTCCAGAAGTACCTCAAGGTTCACTTCAAGAAGGCGTAAAGCCGCGTAATTTCTGCGCCCTAAGACAATGGCGAAGAGAAAGGGCGGTGCGTCCGGTTGGATCGGCGTCGCATACGACGGGGCACAGGTTTCAGTCGACGATCCACGAGCCAAGAAGTGGATGAACATTCGGACATATGACTCGACACCCTGCAAGCCCCCGGCGAAATATCTTGAAAACTCAACTCTTCGGATCCCGAAGGGAGAAAACGTCTGTACGGTCGGGGGTCGTAAGAAAACTCGCAGATCGAAGAAGTCGATTCGTCGCAAGACTCGCAAGTCTTATTAAACTCGTCTCGTAACATCACGGTCAACAGACCAAAACGAATCGGCAAACGCCAACTCGTTTTGATCGGTATCCAACATGCCGTCCGCAATCTACTGCGCTGGGCGTTTCCAGCCCCCCACCATTGGCCACGCCCGCATCATTGACATGCTTATCGACCTCTCCCAACATCAGGGTTCGGAGGCCTTCGTCTTCGTCTCCAAGACTCGCGGGAAGAAGGATCCTCTGTGCTCTTCCTCCAAGGTCGAGTTTCTGAAGAAGATGTTCCCGTATGGGGTCACGTTCGTCGACTGCGGCGCAGAGCCCACCGTCTGCGGCGGTCCCATCCTCTCGCACCACTGGCTTCGAGAGAGGGGATACGACAATATCACGTTCCTCGCGGGAAGTGACCACGGCGATGTCTTCAGCGCCGATGCACCTGTGTGGAAGAACGTGGAGAACCCTCCGCGAATCGTCTTCATGCCCCGAGATACGGAGAGCGATGACCTCTCTGCCGAGGCAATGTCTGCGACGAAGGTTCGAGACCTTGCCCGCAATGCGGAGGAGAAGCTCTTCATCCAGGCTGTGCTTATGGGTCGAGTCACCGTTTCGGATGCCGAGGATCTCTACGATGAGCTGCGGCATGAGATGGGTCTGTTTGTTCGCGCACGGAGCCGCATGCCATCGCTGCTGCAGTTCTTCCGCAATCTGTGTGGCTGCTAAACATCTGTGGTAATGAGTTCATTGGGCATCTCGAGATAGAGAACTGTGCTGAAGAAGGGAGAAATACGGTCGTCCAGCACAAGAATACGTAATTTTTCATTGTTGAGAAGTGCCGTAACAATACGATTCAGAATGCGAGTCGTGGCGATTTCTTCGTCTCCCTTGACCTTGACTTTGATTCTGCAGACTCCTTTCTTTCCTTCGGTCGCCTGCCATCCACAGAGAGTCGAGTTTTCGCATTTCTTCTCTGTCTTGAACTGTCCGCACGGCTTGCGAACTTTGTTAATGAACTCGCTCGGCTCTTCCAGTGCTGTAAAGGCATTCGCATTGAACCATGCTCGAACTTCGCCCATGATTTCGTCCTTCTTCTTGAACTCGATGGCCTCGCGCAGCTTCTTCCACTTGGCATCGACCGGAAGCTGAATGTC